TTTTGCAAAATCATAGTTAAAATCTAATTGTCTAGATGGTTGCCCCCATTCTTGGCCTTTATAATTGAGCACATAATTTGTATTAGTTACATTATTTTTTAATGTATGCGCTAATAAATCTCGCTCAGGAGACTGTCTACCCACAAATGCACTAAATGTAAACGGTTTTGGACCTGTAAAATTATAATCTCTGTCTTGAAAATAATCAATATATCTAAAATCCATCAATCTTCTATGTGTACTATACAACATATAGTTCCAATTTAAGAGGTCGTAGTCAAGTCCAAAATTAAAACGTTCTACATTCCACGTGCCATTTGATAGTAAAATATATTTCTTAGCTGGTGATAGTTTTGCTCTGCTCATGGAATCAAATCCTTCAGTGGCCATGTCTATCATCACTGTTTTAGCTGTTGAATTGTTTATTTTCTCTACTTCGAAAAAATTAATAACAGGAACACCTTGATCTGCTTTAACAAAAGGTAAAGTGACTTTTTCACCGTAAACTAATTCTTTATGAAACTTATAAGATGATAGTCCCCAAAGAAGGTCATTAACTATTGATTGCTCATAGACCAGTGGTATCATAGCCCAGCTTCCTTGAGTATCATCTTAACCCACTCAGTATCAGCAACATAGTCACTAAACTTGCGTTGCCAAAAGTCCGGGTCTATCCACGGGAGAACCATTGCGATATTTTCTTCGCTGAGATTTCCAAGAAATTCAACACCGCTATCACAATTAAAGACAATCCAAGGACTAATGCGCCCACTGGTAATATGAAAACAAATACGATTTGCGTTACCGTATCTAAAGTAGTCCTTGAAGCTGGCAAGGGTTTTAATCTCATCTGTGTATTCCTGCATTTCTGTTAAAGCACGTTCTAGTGCGTCCTGCACTGCTTCCTTCTTAAGGTAAGCATGTAGGTATTCTAAATAAACTTTCTCATGTGTCCAATGATCGAGTTTCTTATTCTCTTTAATCACATAGTCAATAAATGCTCGCGGGTTAACCGCACGGATAGCAACCATGTGCCGTCCAAACTTAACAAAGGCATTATAGTAAGGACTATCTACAAAATCTGTGTATGATTTAAGTTTAGCACTGCCCTGTGTCATTTCAAAAAAACGTAAGTATGCTCTTAGACCAAACTGCACACCTGTTTCTTTTTCTTGTTGCCAACGACGTTTGCTTTCGCAAAGATGCGCCGCAAGAGTACTTTCCTTACGGTATTCTTTACCACAATACTTACACTTAAAGGTCTGACTTGATTCGCTTGTCATCCCAGCCGAGTTTTCTTGCCATGTCTGTAAGATCTCTTTTATCATTGAGCTCTGCTAGTAATTTGATTTCATCGTCTTTGAGTTGAGGAAACTGTTCTGTTAAAAACTTAATTGCTTTGTTATTGCTGCCTTCTTTTTTCTTTGCACCTTGCCAATAGTGTTTTTGTTTGCCCATGTTAGGGCTAACAGTAGTACACATCAACCATTGTAGTTTTGGATGTTTGTTTAGGTCAAAGAAATACTTGTTGACATTTTCATTTGTTGCTAACAAATAATAACTTTGAAAGTCTATATTACCTTCTACACTAGCACCATATCGTAACATTAGATATGTGCTAAACTGTTTACGTTCTTCGTCAGTGAATTTGTCGTAATACTTACGATCCTTGCGATCAAATGCCGCCATTTCGTTACCAATGTATAAAGGACTATTAAAGTCTGCGGCCATTAGTTGTTCCTACGTAATACGTTAATAATTTGATTTATGCTTTCTTGCATCTGTTGATACTTATTGCGCAGATTTTCAAGTTCGACTTGTTGACGTTCTACCACACGCAACAGACGCTCAACTGCTTCTGTTTGTTCACGCAACTTTTTGTCATGTGACATTAAGTTTGGGCGAGGTGGTGCATTTGGGTCTACTGCTCTTTTCTTTTTCTGTTTAAATTGTGCCGGGTTAAATGCCATTATTTGATTCCTTAATGAGCTTATATGTAATTATACATTGATTAACCTGATTTTGTAAAGTACTATTTAGATTTCTATTTTCATAAAGTTCATTCCATAGTTCTTGTTCAATTTGGCTTATAGCATAATAACTTTGCCCTATTAAAATCTTCTCGTTGGTGCCTTCTTTACGGGCATAAACAGTATGTCCTCGATCTGGGCTTTCGTAAATGTACGTTGCACCTGGAGTTAAGCGACCCATTACCAAACCTTCCCATAGTCTACAACTTCGCTTTGGCGACTGATATCTTTAACAAAGTAAGCACACAGTGGACGCTCACCTTCTGTAATTGGTACTGCTAACATCTGTCCGGGTTTGAGTTTTGGAAAGTACCACTTAACGTCTTGATAAATGTCTACTATCTCTACAGGATGAAATTCTGGTTTAAAACTTTCTAATGGATTAAACGTGTAAGCACTAAAGCCGCGGTCATTAATACTAGTCAAAGGAATAACTTCTAGGTCACCAAAGTCTTGTTCACCTATTAAGATTTGCCAATCTGCAGGCATCTTAACTATGTTGCCGCCAATGCTCAGGACCAACGCCGGGCTGTTAAAAGATTCTAAGAAGATTAACGGAATAAAGAAGTAATCCGGATTCTTTGGGTCGCTATTATCTAAGATAGCAAAACGCAGGTCGTCGACTTCGTCCGGAATCTCATTCATTTCATAAGCATAGTTTTCTAAGGTTAAAATATACAAGTTATTTCCACTCCACTTTTTCTACTTGATACGGATAGTTTGCTTCCGTATAAAATTTCTTACGAGTTGTAAGATGCCGTTTGGCAAACTTACAGGTTGATGTTACGTCCCAGATCTGTACAAAGTCTTTATCTTCAGCTTTACGAATACCGCGGCCAATACTTTGAATTACCCTAACAAAACTTTTACCAGGCTCAACCAAAACCAAATTAAATATACGAGGGATATTAATCCCAACAGCAGCCACACCATACGTGGCAACGATAACTTTATCATCACTTGTTGCCACTTCGTCATATTGTTCTTTGCGTTCATCTGCTTTAGTTCCCCCACTAACAAACACAGCGTCTTTGATTTTTTCTACTAATGCCTTACCTGGAGCAATACGATCTACCAGAATTAGAGTATTTCCTGTAACTCTAATACGTTCTACCAGTTCGGCGATATAATCTAAACGATCTTCAGTTTCGAGCAAGTACCGCAGTTCGCTTTGATAGTCTTTGTATTCTACATAATCTACAAGTTGTAAGATATTTACGTGACACTGTGCTAGTACGCCCTGTTCCTGGAGTTCACTAGCACTGAGTTTACCTACCACAGGTCCTAAGCTACATAGTAGACTAACCTGTTCGTATGCTTCTTTTGGAATAGTACCAGTTAAGCCCCAACGAATTGGAATATGTGCCATTACTCCTGTTAACAGGGTCTTAAGTGCATCGGCCTTGGCCATGTGTACTTCATCAACCATAACACAGACAACATCTTGTAGGAATTCACCAATGGTGATATCTACTTCTTGATTACGGCTACCTTTTAATAGAATGTTAAGGCTTTGCCAAGTACAGATAGTGTGTGTGCGTCCAAACTCTTTACGGTCACCAAAGTATACACCAACATCTAGTCCTAAGTTAATATAGTCTGCTTCCGTTTGTGTTACCAATGATTTATTTGGCACAATAACGATAGTACGCCCATGTGGCTCACAACTATAACTAAGTGCCGCAGTCATGAGCGTTTTACCAGCACCTGTAGCCACTTCTTGTATACACTGTGGATTAGCCAAGAAACGATTGATAATTTCAATTTGGTAATCACGTAAGACCACAGGCTGACCTGCCATTGGATGTTTGTCCGGCCAAACTTTGTGTGCGAATGTCTCCTCTGTTACTTGCTCAAACTCATACTGTGTACTATATTCACGCAGGTCATCTAAGACAATCTCATACCCACGTTCATCTAGGTAAGGAATAATCTCAGGCAATAGGTTAACATAGCTACTGCCGCCTAAGGCAAAAAATCCTACTTTTCCATCCCACCGACCTAATCTGACTGCGGGCTGATAGCGAGCACCTGGTATTTCATATTTGAATTTGTTGGTTAAGTGTTTGCGTTCATGTAGGTCTAGACCCTCAATCTTACAATTCACTTCATCACGTATTATTAATCTGGCTGTGGCCATTAGTCTTTTTCTCTCAAAGGAACATAACTGTAATGTATAATTTTTTCAGCACGGTTTACCCACTCTAGTCTAGCACCACCGTACATCATCTCTACAGTACTTACCATAAGCGGTATAGGCCATGCCCAACCTTTAGGTATCTTACTAGCATACACTACCTTTAGTCCGTAGTAATTATAATCGGCTGTTTTAGTACGGCCTGCAGCATCGAATCGTACAACTTCATCTTCTGCGAATCTTGATAAATCTATGGTCTGTGTAGTGCCCGGATTATATATGCAAACAGGCCAACGACCTGTTAATTCAGCGTAGTCAAATATCAGATCTAAACTCCCCTGCTCTGTACTAGGCACATGCACTAGTCGTTTTTCACCAAACAGATTCAATAGCTCTGGTCTGCTTATACTAGGATCTATAGTGTAGCCTAGCACACCTGCAGCGTCTACAAGTTTAATCAAGTTATCCAGACCAAACCCGCCCAACTTATCCTCAACATACTCAATCAAACTATCAGCGGCATTGGTGATCTCAAACCGATCAGCACGTTGAACCAATTTAATCTCATAGCGATCGTTTTCAGCGGCTATAACTTTAGTATACAGATCTAAGACCTCAGAGTCAATGTCGAACTTGTTCATTTCACCCCATGTGACCAGCCAGTTAACGTTGTATTCGGTTATGCCTAATCGCCAGATCTTACCGTCGTGATCCCATAGACTACGACCTTGTGCGGCATCTTTGAGCTTACGAAACTCTTCAATCCACGCACTGTTATAAGGGAACTTGGCCAGTAGGTCGTCACCGTCACGCCATATACGCAGACTGCGATCAATGGTACGTAGGGGGTATCTCCACTGAGGTTGCTGCTCTATGTCACCGATATCTACCCCTTGATTAGCAAACTGTCGTCGATATTTGACTACTAGTTTAACAGCCAGCTCTCCCTGCCGATCTGTCAATGCCCGATTGTTCCACAGGGTACTAGCGGCCATACTTTCAACTATCTGTACATCATACCGAGCTAAACTGAAGTTGTATTTGCCAGAGTTAAAGATAATGCTACCGCCAGGATCATAGCCTGCTAGTAGTTCGATGTAGTCTTCGACGTTCTGGAAGGTAATAGGCATAAATAAAAGTATATTGTATTTAAGGTATTTCTATGTTGTTTATTCAAAACAAGTATTATAAAGTATATTTTAGCTTAACCGATAGGGCAAAGTCAAGAACTTTACCAAAAGAAACTTATGTTGAGAAGCATCATGTTATCCCAAAATCATTAGGCGGTGATAATTCTAAAGACAATATTGTTTCATTAACCGCAAGGGAGCATTTTATTTGCCATTGGTTATTAACTAAAATGACATCCGGCAAGGAAAGAAGAAGCATGTGCTATGCGTTAAATCTTATGAAAACACATCATACAAATAAACGATATAATACACTAATAACTAGCAGAGTATTCGAAAATATAAGATCACAGTTAGTTGTATCAGTTGAGACTAGAAAGAAAATGTCCAAGGCCCTAAAAGGAAAGAAAAAGCCAGCAGGGTTTGGTGAAAAAATATCAAACGCACTTAAAGGCAGACCATCCGTTCATAGAGGCAAGATACAGCCTGCTGATATCAAAGAAAAAATTAGATTGTCTAATTTGGGTAAAAATAAAGGAAAGATTCCTTGGAACAAAGGAAAATCTCATCCTTGTACAGCTCAAACGGCGGCAAAAATAGCTCAAGCAAATACAGGAAAAGTATTCTCCGAAGAACATAAACTCAAATTATCATTATCTACAAAAGGAATTTCTAAACCCAGATTTGACTGTAATTTTTGTGGGAAATCAATAGGTGGATTAGGAAACTATAAACGGCATTTAACTTTATGTAAGTGAAAAAAGAGCCCAAATGTATTGCTACACTTGGGCTTAAGGCCATTACACTAGGAGCTAGACAATAGGAAGTGTAATGGGTTAAACTATTTCTTAAGTCGGT